ACACATGAGATACGAACAATCCAAACCACTCGTTGAGGAGCTGATGGATATTGCGGTGTTGTTTCACGCAAGCCCCAGCTTGCTGCGCCAAAAGATTGCCGAGGCTATCAACAAGCACATCCCTGATCTTGATCCCGCTTGCATGGAGCGCGGCTGCCCCTGCATCGACACGTTTTCCAAAGAGGAGAAGAACACATGAGTGAAGGACTGTTTGATGATGTGCCACTAATGAACCGTGAACGAGACAATTCGTGGGAGTCGTTCATAAAGCGCAAAGACGTGAAGGCCATGTTTTCAGAAGAAGGCTTTGGCTTCCCACTTAACCGTGGCTACTACGACCTGTGGTGCATCTGCTGGGCGAAGGCATGGGACAAAGGATTCATGGCAGGGATTAACAAGGAGAAGAACACATGATTGAAATTACATTTGCCGATATGTTTTTGTTGCTGTGGGCTATCCTAGCCACAGTGTTTTGTATTGTTTACCGTGAGCAAGAGACATCGCACAGGCGGTTCATTGGTTTGCTAATCAAGGACAAGAACAGCCGCGATCGCTTCTTTGCAGAGATGGACAAGCGCGTTGAGGAGTTAACAGCTTGAGCTTCTTTTATCAGCGAGGCCGTGTCAAAACCACGGCCAGATGGACTAAGCCAACGCACGACAAGGCGCTGGCTTATTTCCGCTACATAAAAGACAACTCAACCATTCTTGACAGGTATGATGCCTACGTCGTGGGTGCTTTTTTATACGGCATAGAAGACACTTGGGATGTGGACATCAACCTGACTGGATGCTACGAACCGCAGGGGCTTGAGGATGACTTGGACTACTTGCTTGACGTGTCGCTGAACAAGTTCAACTTGTTGGTGGACGTTAAGTGGGTGTCCATGATGTTCCCACCCTTTGAGTATGCAAACTTCTTTGATGAGAGCGAGGTCAGACCTGTTCACGCCATCTTCACGTTCAACATATTCAAAGGCTCCAACGGCAACGTGCGCCCACTCGACGCCAAACTCCTCACACCGCCTGACAAACTCAGTGAAAACATGCAACGCACCATGTATTTCTACTACCAAAAAAAGAAACTACTTGATTTGGTTATGAGTAACCCTGACAAGGCTGTGCCGCAATCCAAACGCATACTAGACTACTTAAAGGAACACAGTGAAAACAGACTTCAAAACGTGGAAGCGGGAGACTCTTGAACAGTTTGCCCGTGAAACGGCAGACGAACTCATTGTCTTGCGGGAACTCAACACAGCACTACATGATGCATGGAAAAAGGAAGTATCAATCAATGCGCAAATCAAATCACGCGGCAATTCGGGCACTGCTACACCAGAACCCTGACGGACTCATGGTCAGCGAGGTAGCTAAAGCATTGGGCGTGAAGAACGATTCAATAAAAGTTGCCTTGCGATCTATGGTCGATACATACATTGATCGTTGGGTTAAATTACGTAGCGCACCGATGGCCGCTGTATGGTGTGCCGTTGAAGTTCCACCTAACTGTCCAAGACCTGATGACACCAGAAGCAAAAGTAAAAGCAAAAGCAAAGAAGCTGCTCACTGAACTGGGCTACTACTTCTTTATGCCCCCCGCCAACGGCTTTGGCCGAGCGGGGATACCAGACATCGTTGGGTGCAAACTTGACGGTCGTCTCTTCGCGCTTGAATGTAAGGCGGGTAAGAACAAACCCACTGCGCTTCAAGAGCGGGAGTTAAAGCGCATCAATGATGCCGGGGGCATAGCCCTCGTGATTAATGAAACCAATGTCGAAAACCTCAAGGAGTTATTAAATGTTAGAAGAATTATCGTCCGAACAATTCAACGCGCTGGTCAACCGGATGAACCATCATCAACAGAAACAGATGAGGGACATCCTGATCCGAGTAGCACTCTGCGCCCAGCCCGATAGCCAGTACCAAGGCGTTGCTGTATTCAACGACAACAACGCAGGGCGCATAGACTTCTTCAGTATCAACGCCGATGAAGAAACTGCGTTCGGTCTTTTGGCTGACGTGCTGGGCACCAAGGTGTTAAGCGGTGTGCTTGCGGCACACGAGGGGCCGATGCAATGACCGCCCCATATGAAACCATCCTGACCATCGACTTTGAGACACGCTGGTCAAGCAAGGACTACACGCTCTCAAAAATGACCACCGAGGAGTACATCCGTGACGAGAGGTTTAAAGCATTTGGGGCGTGTGTCCATGAGCTTGGAAGCGATTCAGACATTAGATGGGTTGGAGGAGCAGACCTACCTGAGTTCTTTTTTGGAATCGACTGGAGACGAACCGCCGTCCTTGCGCATAACGCGCAGTTCGATGTTTCCATACTCTCTTGGCGGTACAACGCCCGACCCGCTTTTATCTTCGACACGCTATCAATGGCGCGAGCTTTACGAGGCGTGGAGGTTGGCAACAGTCTCGCCAGACTTGCGAACGATTTCGGGTTACCTGAGAAGGGGCGAGCGGTGCACAGTACCGACGGTGTGGCCGAACTGGGCGCGGAGTTAGAGCTTGAGCTTGCGGACTACTGCAAGCATGACGTGTATCTGTGCGAGCAAATCTTCGAGCGACTCGTCAAGGGTTACCCAGCATCTGAACTCAGACTGATCGACATGACGCTCAAGATGTATACGCAACCCACGTTGCAGCTTGACCAACTCATGCTACTTAACGCTATCGCAGAGGAGAAAGAAAAACGTGAATCACTCTTACAAAAGCTTGACGTGGATGAAGCTGCGCTTGCGTCGAATCCAAAGTTTGCGGCACTCCTCGAGTCCTTGGGAGCTATACCGCCCTACAAAACCAGCAAGACAACGGGCAAACAAACACTTGCTCTCGCTAAAAACGATGCGCACTTCCAAGCGCTACTCAACGGGGAGCACGAAGAGGTTGCCCTTCTTTGTGAAGCTCGCTTGGCGGTTAAGTCTACGACCGAAAGAACGCGTGCACAACGGTTTTTGGAAATCGCTAAGAGAGGCCGCTTACCAGTACCACTCTCATATTACGGCGCATTGTCGGGCCGTTGGACGGCAAGCAAGGGCAGTGCCATTAACATGCAGAACCTCAAGCGAGGTTCGTTCTTACGCAAAGCGATTATGGCTCCCGAAGGTTATCAACTCGTCGTGGGGGATCTCTCACAGATTGAACCGCGAGTACTCGCGTGGCTTTCGGATTACGAAGAAATGCTCGACATCTTCCGGGGAGGCGGTGACCCTTATGCCGCGTTCGGTGCGCAGATGTTTAACATACCCGGACTTAGTAAGGAATCGCATCCAGACCTACGGCAGTCTGCGAAAAGTGCGCTCTTGGGTTGCGGTTATGGACTCGGTTGGTCGTCGTTTGCGGCGCAATTACTTGTCGGCTTTCTTGGTGCACCGCCCCAAAGGTACACGAAAGACTTTGCGAAGAAGCTAGGCGTTGATACCGAGTACCTTGAGCGGTTCATGGACTGGGAGGACAACCTAGTGAAGATGTCTGAGATACCGCATACCTGCTCTGACCAAGAGCTGCTGGTTCACTGCGTTGCGGCTAAGAAGATCATTGACATCTACCGCTCAACCGCGCACCCCGTGGCATCCTTTTGGGAGATGTGCAGCGGCCTGATCGTCTCGGCGCTGGCTGGTGGGCGCGAGTACAAACATAAGTGTTTGACATTTCGCAAAGGTGAAATAGAATTGCCCAACGGAATGAAGTTGTTGTATCCGAATCTGCGTCAGGAAAAGGACGACCGAGGTAGGAGCCAGTGGGTATACGGGCCAGACGCTACCAAGTTGTACGCAGGTAAGATTACAAACAACGTGACGCAAGCGGTTGCCCGCATTGTGATGACGGATGGGATGCTGCGCGTGGCTAAGAGATACCACATCGCAGGGACGGTACACGACGAGTTGATCGCTGTTGTGCCGAACGCAGAGATTGAAGAAGCTAAGACTTGGGTCTTGGCTCAGATGACTGTGGAGCCACGGTATATGCCGGGGATTCCTCTAGACGCTGACGGTGGCGCGCACCGTAGATATGGGTTAGCTAAAAACTAAGGAGAAGCATGAAAGTAATGACACCACTGCCGAAGCTCATTCGCATAGGCCAACGTAAGTATTCTGTCGAGGTCGTAGAAGCAATGCTTGAGAAGTGCTGGCAAGGTTGTGTGGACTACACAGCCAAGCGCATCAAAGTGGCTCGCAAGAGCAACGTCTCAGGGCGCAGCTTCACCGACCACGAGATTCAGGATACCTTCTGGCACGAGACAACCCACGCCATACTGCACGACATGGGAAGTCCGCTATACCGTAATGAACAATTTGTATCGGCTTTCGCAAGTCGATTATCTAAAGCTATCAAATCAGCGAGGTTCTAATGAAAGTTGTATCGTGGAGTCACTCGGCTCTGAAGGATTACGAAGGATGCCCACGCCGTTACCAAGAGGTGAGGGTTTTGAAGAACTACCCGTTCCAAGAGACCGAGGCTACCCGATACGGAACCGAACTGCACAAGGCCGCAGAAGAGTATGTACGCGATGGAACGCCCCTACCGGGGCAGTTTGAGTTCATTAAGGACACACTCGATGCACTACTAGCCAAGCCCGGACGCAAGCTGTGCGAGTACAAGATGGCGCTGACCCAACGGTTGGAGCCTGTGGACTGGATGGACTCTCGCGTATGGGTGCGCGGCATAGCCGACTTAATCATCGTAGATGACGAGAACCTGACAGCGTGGATCATTGACTACAAGACCGGCAACAACAAGTACCCAGACCGTGAGCAACTTAAACTCATGGCGAT